CCGGCCTCAGTGAGCAGAACCGCGGCTACGCGAAGTACACGTTGGAACCGTGGACCCGGCGAGTAGAAGCCCGACTGACGCGGTTGCTGCCAGAAGGTCGCAAAGCCGAGTTCGATTTCCGCTCGCTGATTTCCCCCGATCCCGAGACCGAGATCAAGTTGCTCATGGAACAGGTCGGCGGCGTGCCAATCCTCACCGTGACCGAGGCGCGGGCCATCCTCAATCTGCCGCCGCTGCCGGAACCAACACCAGCACCCGAGGTAGCCGCATGAACGAGTTTGAACTCCGCTCCGCTGAACTCCGCTCGGAAGTCAAGGGCAACACCCTTACCGGGTACGCGTCGGTCTACGGCACTTACGCCGACCTCGGCGCCTACGTCGAGACGTTCGCGCCAACGGCGTTCGATGCCACCCTGAGCAACCCGGCAAGCGACGTTCGTTCGTTCTGGAATCACGAATCAGCGATGCTGCTGGGACGCCAATCCACTGGGACGCTTCGAGTCTGGTCGGACTCCACCGGGCTGGGCTTCGAGGTCCAGCTCCCTCCGACGGGCGCGGGCAACGACGTTCGCGCCCTGGCCGAACGCGGAGACATCGGCGGCGTGTCCATCGGTTTCCGCCCCGACGCCGAGACGTGGAGTCGCATCGGCGCCCGCGAACTCCGCACCCACACCAGTGTCGCGACCCTCATCGAGATCAGCCCGTGCTCCCTCCCGGCGTATGGCTCGACCACCGTCCAATTGCGATCGCTTGCGGACATCACCACCACCACGGCCACCACCGATATCCGCACACAAATCGCCCTGGCAAAGGTCCGGGCACACCAACCGAAAGGTAAGTAGTTTGAAGACAATCGAGGAAATCCTTGCTGCACAGCAGGCCATCGTTGACGCCGCGAAGGCCGAGACCCGTTCGCTCACCGATGCCGAGGCCGGCCAGTTTGAGGCCTTGGAGGACGAGATGAAGTCGGTGCAGCGTACTCAGCAGATCGAAGCTCGGCAGGCCGCCTACGTCGCCCCCAATGCCAGCCTCGCCGCTGCCGTCAACGTCGGCGCCGGCAAGACCGACGACACCCTGGAACGCGCATTCGATCACTACCTACGCACCGGGCGTGAGAACGCCGACATCGCCGAGCTTCGCGCTCAGGGTGTCGGCACCGACGCGGCCGGCGGCTTCACCGTGCCCGATACCTTGCTGACGAAGATCACCGACCGCATGAAGGCGTTCGGCGGTGTCGCCAACGCGGTCGAGACCATCACCACCACCGCCGGTGAAACGCTGCGCTGGCCTACGCTCGACGACACCTCGAACTCGGGCGTGATCGCCGCCGAGGGTACCGCCCCCGGTTCCGGTGGCGCAGATCTCGTTTTCGGTGAGAAGACCCTCGCCGCCTTCAAGTACGTTGCTCCCGGCGCAAGCCAGCTCCCGCTGCGGGTATCGCTGGAATTGCTGCAGGACAGCGCATTCGACGTGCAGGGCCTCGTTACCCGCAAGCTCGCCGAGCGCATCGCTCGCAAGCAGTCGGTCCACTGGGTCAGCGGCGCCGGCACCACTGAGCCGTTCGGCATCAGCACCGGTACCGCCGTGGCTACCAACACGTTCGACGCCGCCGCCCCCACCTACGCGGAATTGCTGAACGCCGTTCACCAGGTGGACCCGGCCTACCGCGACGTCGCGGTGTGGACGTTCAACGACGCCACCCTGGCGATGATCGAAGGCGTCGTGGACGGCAACGGCCGCCCGCTGCTGAACGCGGCGAACGACGGCATCAACGTGGGCCGCGCGAATCAGACCCTGCTGGGCTACCCCGTGATCGTCGATCAGGCGTGGGCCACCTACACCGACGCCGGTACCAACAAGTTTGGTGCGTTCGGCGACCTGCAGGCCGGCTACATCATCCGCCGCGTCCAGGACGTCACCCTGATCGTGAACCCCTATTCGAGGGCAAATGAAGGCCAGGTCGAATATACGCTTTGGGCTCGCGCCGATGGAACCGTTCAGGATGCCAACGCTTTCCGCGTCCTGCAGAACGAGGTCTCCTAGTCCGCATGGCTCAGCGTTCCATTCAAGAGCTGGCACAACGCCGGGCTGAGCTGATCGCCGAACTGTCCGACGTCCGCGCAGAAATCGCTGCTCGGGCCGGGCAGGTCGACGCACCGGCCACGCCGAAGCGCACCACCAGAAGCAAGTAGAGGAGGCCTCGATGAGTTGGAATCCCGCCTACGCAACACCGGCGGAACTTGCGGGCTGGATCAACGCCGATGCTGTGCTCGATGCAGTCCCGCTCACCCTTTCCATCGAGGCCGCCTCGCGGGCGATCGATCAGGCCACCGGGCGCCAGTTCGGGCAATCCGCCGCACCGGAGATCCGTTACTTCCCCGCGGAGTACGACCGGAAGCGGGGCCTGTGGCACGCCGACGTCGACGACGTCTCGACCACTGTCGGTCTCGTCGTCGAGATCGACGACGCCGCGGTTGAGTCTTATTTCCTCGCCCCGGTCAATGCAGCATCGAAGGGGCGCCCGTACACCGCAATCGAGTTCCTACCCCACCAGTCGTTCCAGAGGCTGGCCGTTACCGCCCGATGGGGTTGGGCCGCGGTGCCCGACTCGATCAAGCTGGGCTGTCTCATTCAGGCGGGCCGGCTCTTCGAGCGCCGGGATAGCCCGGGCGGCCCACTGATCGGGCGCAAGGTCGACGACGTTGATTACCGCTGGGGCAACGCGTCGATCGAGCTGGACGCCGACGTACTGACGTCGATCGCCCCCTACCGACGAGTCTGGGCCGCCGCTTGATGGTCCCCTGGGTCGTCGCCGATGGCACAGAGGTTCTCATCGAATGGCTTACCCCGCTCGGTGAGACGCGCGACGACCGTCCGACCGGCGCCGTGCTGCCCTACCGCATGGTGCACCGCATCGACGGACCGTTTGACGGCCTCGTCGACAAGGGCGTCTACAGCGTGCACACGCTCGCCGGGACGAAGACTCAGGCACAGGACGAGGCAACCCTCACCCAGCGGCGCATGGAGTACCTGGTTAGCCACGGTCAGCAGAAGGTCACCCTCGGCAACGGCCGAGAAGTCCAGGCGGACAACGTCGCAACCCTTGAGTACCCGCGCACGGTGAAGTGGGCGGACGACATTTGGGACGCCGTGGCGACCTACCGCGTCGATCTACGCATCACCGCGGCGTAACACAACACCTAGCGTCCGGCACCAACGCACGAAAACGGCCCTCTCAGGTTTTCTGAGAGGGCCGTTTTTCGTTGTCGAGGGTTATGACACTAGCCAGCGCCGCCACCACGGCAGCCATGAGACGTAGGTCTGCGCAATCGCGATCATCCCGACGTCGTGATTCCAGCCGTCCGGAGCACACCTAGGGGACTGAGGGTTGCCGTCCCATCGCTCTAGGTCTGCGATCTGCTCGGGGGTCAGCTTGTGCGAGTAGTCGCGCCACGTGGTGGGCGTAACATCCGTCATGTCGAATCTCCTTGTTAGGTTCGGCCATTCCCCGGGGCTGTTAGCGCAGTCGCCGGGGCCTTACTTGGTGGGCAGCCCTGACCTGACCCAAGGCTTGCAGGGCTGTCCCGAGAGCAACCTACCGCGTGGCGCTCAACCGCGTAAGTAGTTGGGGCAAGCAGTATTTGCCACAAGACGGCAGATCGAGGACACCGTTTTCAATCTCGGAGCACAAGCGTCAAGATCCGAACCGACACGCGGACAGGTCGTGCTTTTCAGTTGCGCGGATACAGATACGCGATGACGACCATGGCAAGACCCGCGATGCCCACCACCCCCGAGACGATCTTCGACACGTCCCTACGTGGATGCCTATTGAGCACGACGATGTGCCCAAACGCTTTAACGCTGGCCAGTGACCGGATGAAGAAAGCCGCGCAAACCGCTAGAAGGAAATAGGACAGCACGATTAGGACTGCGGTCGGCGAGGTTCTGATATCTCGAGTCAGCAGAGCGAACAGGCCAAGAACTGCACCAGATAGTGGCAGCAAGAGCCCTAGCCGCAGAAGCCAGCCGATGGGCCGCTCACTGATGCGTGCGCGGCCGGGTACGATCGCCCAGTACTCACAAAGCGCCGATTGTCGCGTCCGCGCAGTCCGGCCCAATGCTGCAATCTTGCTTTCAAAGTAGGCGTTCAGCTCGATCGTCAACTCTGATCGATCTTCGTACTCGAAGCTTGCGTGGACTCCGTCCACGTTCTCGACGTCTTCTATAGGTGCTAGCTCGTCGATGTTGCTGACGCGAGTTGAGTGATCGTCTGACCAGTTGACCCTGATGCTGGTGTACGTGGCATCGGTCGCTGCACGCGTCAGGAGGCCGATGAGTTCTTCGGGCAGAAGTGACCCACGCGCCAACTTGCGTTCAATCGGCTTGTCGTTCTTGTTCATGCCGCATTCCCAACTCTCAACAGAAAGTGCCCGCAGCCGAAGCCGCGGGCACTTCTGCGTGGGCTCTTAGCCTCGATCCACCGACCAGCCTGGCGAGTGAGTGTCGGGGCCGGGTGGTCCTTGATCGTCGGGCTGTGCGCGTGAGGTACCTGCTGGCCTGTCCAGCTCTTCCCTGTTGTGCTCCGGTCGGG